CTATAAAAGCACCATAGATCGCCTTCATTAGTTTTATCTTGATGCTCTCTCATTTTCTCAAAGACTGAGCGATGGATAAGTATGCAACCAGTACCAGCCGCATCTATCTCTACGATACTGTCCTCTGGATATTCGTGCATCGCATATAGCCCAGTGTCCTCACCTATCTTAAAGACGCAAGGGACAGGCTCAGGATAAACATTTTGCGTATCCCACGCAGCGTGGACGATACCGCTTACGATAGGTCTTTCATCCTTATCAGCTGCTGCTATTAGCTTCTTAAAATGCTCTACTGTAATTATCTGGTCTGTATCTATCTGTAATAACCAGTCGTCGGTAGTTTTCTCTAGAAATGTAGCTACTACTTGATTACGTAGACGACTTATAACGCCTGATCCTTCAAGGCTTATCAGCTGTCCTAGCTGGGACTGACTACGCGCTATATCGATCATACTGGTCGCGAACATCGCGTGCCATTGTCCAGGTGAACAGACGCCTATCGTTATCTTTTCTCTTAGATCCATTTATGTCCCTTATCTCTAAATTAAGTACTAAATTTAGCACTAAACGTACAGTTTAATACCAATTATGACGCTTATGAAAGTCTAGCGCACTACAAAAATCGCCATAGCGATGACGCACGTAGCCGATACCCCAGTGAATCTGGTCTACAGGAGAAGCTAGAAATCTATCTATCTGTCTCTTACTTTTACCCTTCATATGCCTCTGAGGTATGCCGTAATCGTGTGTGGGAGATTTTGCCTTATATCTCCAGTTACTCTCTTTAGTCCAGAGCTTAACCATACATCTAACCTCGTATGGCTCTACGTGTTTAGCTGCGTATTCTTGCAGGCCTTGCGGTGTTGCTAGTGTTATTGCTAGAAATATCGATCCCATTAGTAGCATTTCTATCTCCTATTAGGTAGATGATGGCTCGCATTAGGTACTGTCTGTTTTCCTCAAAAGACGCTATACCGCTATTACAGTCGTGACAAAGTAGGCCTCTTATCTCCTGTGTTTTATGGTTATGATCTATGGATAGGCGACTTTGTGTATTGGCTACATCGCAGATAGCACATTTATGATTCTGCTTTTCGAGCAGCTGTCCATACTCATATTTTACCCTACGCATTATCCATCTAGCTAGATTTCGACAGTTATTACAATGATGGCGTCTCTTATCATTAGCTTTATTACGCCAGCCAAAATCATCTATGGGAAGTATCTTGTCGCAGGTGTTGCAGTGTTTATAGCCGTTAGGCGTCGCTTTCCGAGTCCGTCTCGTCATCTATGTCCTCATCTGAGTCCGCGTCTAGGCCTAAAGCGTACTGCCTATCCTTCTCGCTTAAACTGTTGAACATAACTAATACGCTACTTACAGATCTACTGAGTAATGATTCGATAGCGTCAAAAGATAGAGACTGGTCTGTGTTTATCTGTGTTGATACTTCTCCAATAGATATATCTATCGTTAGTTGCATCTCTATCCCTTCACTGGTAAGGGTTTATCTGTTGGTTTTATTATATTTTATTTTATGTATTTTTATATATATGACCTGATACCAGAGCTAGAGGAGAAATGCCCCCCTACCCCCCATTAATTAAAAATAATTAATAGTGAGTAATGGAGGATCTCTGTAGCTGTGTTTAGATCTTGATGACCGTCAACCGTCGCCGTCGGAGTTCCTGCCCCCAGTCTTACGACCAGATAAAACTATAGACCATACTGGCGACAAAAGAGAAAAGGACTGCCACCGCAGATGGTAGGCAGTCCCAGTCTCCTTACGCGTACCCTCAGTAGCGTAAGCCTATGTATCTATATAGGCCGAGCCCCCAAAGAGGCTAAAAACGGCCTTACAGCCTCTTTATAGGGCATATAATCGTATAGCCTGTCCTTAGGTATAAACCAGGTTTCCTCATCCTCTAGCTTATACTCGTCTATACGGCCTAAATAAACAGGGTAGTAACCTACTAAAAACAGGGTACTAAGTGATGAGCCTTGCACTAGGAAAGCTACATCGCCATCGCGGTCATAATGACGCAGGATAAGATTATTAGAGCGCGACCAGCGCACCTCGACATTATCGCCTACGTCAGCTTTATCCTTAAAGGTATTAAGGCCGTTCCAGTCGAGTCCTAATAACCTGGCTACAGCTATCTCAGCGCCGTAAGCCATCTGCATCTCGTACTTACGCTCGTAGTCATTTTTCCAGGGTACGGCTCTAGTGTGAGGGTTATCCGTCTCCTGTGTTTTATTTGACCACTCAATAAAGAAATCTGCCGCCTGTCTAGCTAATTTCATATCAAGATCGTGTAAGGGTAGCGGCCTCATTTTTTCCAGGGCTTACCCTCTAATGACATTGGCGTACATTGTTCAGTGTATGGCTTACGCTGACAAAATAGACCCTCGTACGGCTTACCGCTATTGCTTGTCCCAGATCTATAAACGCGGCAGGCCATCTCTCGATGGTTGCAGTATGGCTCACCCTCAGGAGGTACTACTTTCGTAGGCTCTGCCTCTGGTCGCTGTTCATTTAGGAAAGCTGCTAGCTCAGGATTATCAGTCTCTACAGGTTTGAGAGGTGGTACAGAGCGTAGAGGTGGCGTGAAAGGTGTAGTCGCCAGCTCTACGCTCGAACCGTTGCTATCAGCTCCCCAGAGATCGAGAGCGACGCCAAAACGCATCGCAGCATTTTTTATAGCGTCACTGATAGCAGTTTTAACCGCATCCGCCCCTTTTTGATGCGGTTCAGATGCACCGTAACCAATTCTAGTTACGCCGCATACTGTAAGTCTTATCCAGAGACCATTAAACTCATCTAGTACAGGAGAGCCATTATCAGATATAGCCATAGGCTGCCAATACCACGCAGGATCTACAGAAATTAATCTATCTGTAACTACTGCGTGATTAATGAAATTATAGGATCTCTGTCCTACATTTTTTGCCTCTATCTGGTCATCTCTAAAAGGCGCTCGTAACGCTTTAGCTTTGTCCTCGTTCATTTACTCGATCTCCTTGCGTCTCTGTGACTCGACATAAACATTTAACCAGGGCAGCGACGTCACTCGATGCTCTCGTATTGCATCTAATACAGCTGCTCGACCCTCAGGAGAGAAGCGCGTAGAGACGTATGGAGCTTTAGTATCTAGTCCTATAAAAGGTAATACCTCACCTGTCATAGTGCTAAATACCTGGTTTTCAGCTGTTATCGCTAAGGTCTCTAAGAATTTTTTACGAAATGAGTCACGCACCTTAGGCTCTATCTCACTAGGAAAATTCTCAGTAATCCAAGTTACTAAAGCCTTTTCGTCAGTAACTACGCAAGATACATCTCGACTAACTAAGGTTATCTTTGCTACCTCTTGATTATCGATAATGGCTTTTGTCATATCAGCACCTACATTAGTTAGCTCATCTCTGGCTAATTCTCTTAATGTATTAGTCGCCTCTGTTACTGCATCCTTTATTACTGTTAGCGCTGCTAATTCTGACGCTATATCTTTTAAGTTCATTTACACACCTACTAGATCTGAAATCGGTTTAATATCGCTAAGGTCGTCGACCAAGTAGTAACTACCGCTAGGATGCTTAGATGGAGCAGCTACTACGTAACCGTTCCACTTAATATCTACACCCTCGCGCCATTTACCAGGGAAAGTCATATCGGCAGATGCCCAGTAGTAGTAATGGAATCCATTACCTGTCTTTATACGTCTGGTCTCTGTTAGGCCGTCTATCGTGCCGCCATTACGTAGATCTACGTCAAAGACGACTAGATTAGATGGCTTACAGGCTATGCCTATGTTTATATCAGGCTGCGCCTTGAACCACTTATGAATAACCTCTATATCGTCTGTGGCGCTATGTAGTCCACGTGGAGCGAATCTCTTATGAGGCTGTTTAGCTGCTACGCCTAAGGGTAAAATCTTAAAGCCTAGAGCTGCGTATGTAATCGCGTAGTCATAGATACGGTTCATTATTGCTCGTATCTTGTCGATGGATGCTTACGAGCTGCTACGCGACCACGAACGAATCCTCTTTGATGACCGTTATAGTGACCGTAGTAATAACCAGACATAAAAATACCTATAGCACATAGGAATATAAATAGATCTGTGTACTCCTGTATGAATTGAATCATTTTAAGCCCTTTTCAATAACCGTAAGCAAAGTTGCAGCGGTATCGTGAAAAGCGGTTAAAGTTTTATTAGCTTCTTCTTCTGCTTGGTGTAATTGTTTTAAGTGCCACTCTAGCAAAGTCTGAACGTCTAATTTTTCCTGTGTAGTCATTTCTGTCCCTTTGTCTGGAGGGTTGAGGGGTTCCAGACCCCTTAATGGTACTACTGCCTCCAGACAGTCAAGCACCTAGACACGCCGACCTCTAGGGTTACTTTAGGGTTATAGCCCAGGCTGTTAAGTAGCGCTGGATTACCTACGCGGTAGGCGACGCCTTTAGGAGCGCCTTCATCGACCTCTACGACTGGTTTATAGCCCACCTGACGAGCCACTAGGTTAAATAGCTCCATAAAGGTTGTAGGCCTGCCTGTAGATAGGTTTATGTTTATGCTCATACGGTCTTTAGCCAATAGCAAGGAGGCCTCCACTATGTCGTCTATATGTATCCAGTCCCTAGTAGTTAATGCTGATCCCCAGATAGTAA